CAACGGACTTAGTTCAGACCTTGTGTAAACTCGCTTCGTCAACTTCCGAGGCGGCGTAAAAGTTGTAAAGTGCTGTTTGTTATATAAAAATTTTGATAAAGTCAAAACCTATGCTGCCAATGCCTGGAATACCATCGCCACGACGGCATCGGCAGCCTGGAATCGTATTGTATCGACCGTTTCTGGCGCCTGGAACAACATAAAGAATGGAGCTTCATCAGCGTGGAATGGTATTGTTTCGGGCGTCAGGGCAGTACCTGGCATGATTATGGGCGGCATCAGAGCCGTTTTTAGTTTTATCGTATCGATTCCTGGGCGTATAGCATTTGTTGTGGGCTTCATTATTGGAGCATTGATGGCTTTGCCAGGGCGTATCCGCAGTATCATCACTGCGGTTGTGCAATGGTTCAGCCGATTACCCTCTGCCTGCATGGCGGCAGGTACAGCCTTCGTGGCTGCGGCTTCCGCCTGGTTAAGTCAGGCGTATTCAACAGTAGTTACCTGGATAACCAATATGGTACAGGGGGCTTATAACTCCCTGATGAATTTGCCAGGGTATTGTATGGCCGCAGGATCTGCATTTATTTCAGCAGCATCTGCATGGCTTTCTGCAGCATATGCTACTGTCGTTTCATGGCTGACGCAATTAGTACAGAGTGCCTATGAATGGTTGATGCAATTGCCGGAATATTGTGCCGAAGCTGGCGCTCAATTTGTTGCTGCTGCGAGCGAGTGGGCCAGTGGTGCATATGATGCTGTTATCAATTGGATTAGTCAGATTCCGGGAAAGATTTCTGAAGTGATTGGCGGTGCATGGAATAACATTAAAAACCAGTTTTCTGAAGGCATTACCATTGGTGTCCGGACTGTAACCGAAGGTGGCGGAGACGGCGGCGGGGAACCAGAAGCTAATGCTATCGGTGGTATTTATAACAAAGGAGCTTTTTTGACATGGTTTGCTGAAGACAGTGCAGAAGCGGCTATTCCACTCGATGGATCACCTCGGGCGGTGGGCCTTTGGAAACGAGCCGGGCAACTGTTAGGCTTTGATACATCCAACATTGACAGAAATAATCGCAAGCTTGATTTGGGAAGGCTGAAACCGGGTGCAGCGCCATCATCGGCAGCACCAAGGATAATGACTGGCAATGCTGCTCAAGAGCCGGAAACAGCGACAATGGCCCCGCAATTCACGTTTAATATCAATGTTAATGGCAGTGCTGACAACATTGAACGGTTGAAAAAGGCCGTCGCTGATGCGGGCCATATGGCTGGAAAATCATTTGCTGACAAGATGAAAGAGTACGAGCACGAAAAGAGGCGTCGGAACTATGCCTACTAAATATAAGACAGTTTCAGGAGATACTTGGGATTTTATCAGCTATAAAAAATATGGTTCTTGCAAGTACACGGACAAAGTCATTGCGGAAAATATCAAGTATATGAATGTGGTTATGTTCCCGGCTGGCGTAGATCTGACATTACCAGATATAGCAGTTGAAACAGCGTCTACCCTGCCGCCGTGGAAGAGGTAAAGAACTATGAATACCAGTACATTGCAAGACTATGCAAAGAAACTTTTTCGTACGCCAATAATGGCGAGTGGTCATCCTGCCAGGCAGACAAAGGCAATAATCCTTTATGACGATAAAGATATTTCGACAGAAATACAGCAGTATGTAAAAAGCATTACTATTGATGATGAATTAGGCAGCAAAGCGGATGCTATCAATATTACATTAGAAGACCGTCCGGAAATCTGGAAAGCCGACTGGCTGCCAGAACGCGGAGCAATGCTGACCGTATCGCTTATATCAACACAGTGGGTGACTGCCGGGGACTTGCAGGAATTGCCATTAGGCAAGTTCGAGATTGATGAAATCGAGTGCAGCGGGGCACCAGAAGAAGTTAAAATAAAAGGTATTTCCGTGCCAAATAACGCGGAAATACGGAGTGTTGACCATAACCAGGCATGGGAAAAAACAAAATTATCGGTTATTGCGAAAGAATTTGCTGACCGGGCAAAAATGACATTGTTCTTTGATGCGGATGATGACCCGGAACTTGACCGGGCCGATCAGACAGAAGAGACTGACCTGGCATTTCTACAAAAACTGTGCAGCGATGCCGGGCTGTGTCTGAAAGTATCTGACGAGCAGATTATCATTATTGATGAGCAGAAGTATGAAGAAAAGGAACCGGTCGTCACTATTATCAAAGGCAATGATTCAACGATTTCTTATTCTATTACTTCTACAATTCAGGAAGTATATAAAGCTTGTCACGTCAAGTACCAGCATGGCAAAAAGGAAGAACTAATTGAATACACGTATACGGATCCAAATCGTAAAGAAGGGCTCACACTCCAGGTCAATGAAAAAGTCGAGGATATAGCTGCGGCGGAAAAGTTGGCTAAAAAGAAGCTTAGAGAAAAAAATAAAGAAGAGTGCAAGGGTTCTATTACGATGGTTGGAAATTTTTATATTATGGCTGGCATTACAATCAAACTCGAGGGATTTGGCAAATTCGACAATAAATATATTGTCACAAAAGCAAGTCATTCGCTGGGCAATGGCTATACGGTCCAATTTGATATACGGAGGTGCATCAGTGGATACTAATGAGTTATTTAAAACAATCAAGAACCTCGTACAGATTGGTACTGTATCGGAAGTGGATCCCTTAACAAATACGGCCAGAGTGTACTTTAAAGATCAGAACAACAAAGTATCCAGCAGCCTGGCAATCATTAATCGGGGAAGCAAGGTAGTGAAAGATTACTGGATGCCGGATATCGGTGAACAAGTCATATGCTTGATTCTGCCGAGTGATAAAAACAAAACAATGGGGTGGATTTTAGGCAGCAATTTTACGGAAAAATGTCTGCCGCAAGTCGCTGATGCCAATGTTCGCAGAATAGATTTTGGCGATGGCAGCTATATTGAGTACGACAGAGGCTCTCATACGATGAATATCAATTGCATTGGCCCCATCAACATTAATGGGGCAACCATCCATTTGAATGAGTAAGTAGGTGATAATATGCCGGCGGCAACGAGATTGGGAGATACTGAAACGGGTACTTGCAATATGAAAAAGGGATGCTGTCCGCACACGCGGACCGGTACCAATGAAGTCGTTTCTTCGGATGTTTTTATTAATGGCCAGGGAGCGCATCGAAAGGGAGATACAGGCCCGTGCAACTGTCCTCATAGCGGAACATTCGAGTCAACTGGAGCATCTTCAACCGTCTTTATCAATGGCCGAGGGGCAACAAGGATAGGAGATGAAACGGTTTGCCAGGATTGTAGCCAATCGGGCAGCCACATTAGTGGCAGTCCGAATGTATTTATAGGAGGCTGACATGTCTTTTTTGAGTAACGTCGCAAAAAATAAAATCAATAAGGCAAGCGTACAAAAAACAATTCAAAAGCGGCTCAACACGGCAGCCAGTGTTGCGATGACTGAGGCTCAAAGTTGGTTACAGAGCAAGATGGCCTCACTGGGATTTCCGCAGCCAATCGGTTGTTTGGGCGACATTGTTTTTATTTGTTCGTCTCGTAAAGTCCATACTTTTACAGACTGGGAGAGAAACAGCTCTGCACGGCTGGCGTCTCATAATGTCATGGGCGGGCGGCCGATTATTGAATTTTTGGGACCAGATACGCAAACGATTACGTTTACGATGCAGTTTAATGTTTTCCTTGGTGTTAATCCGGCTGCTGAAGCGGAAAAAATTCGGCAATTGTGCGAAGCTGGGTGTGCGATGCAGCTGATCATCAACAATTCTCCCATCGGCGATAATTTATGGGTCATCGAAAGTGTCGGCGAAAAAACGTTGGAATGGGACAATATCGGCAATATACTCACATCAACAGTACAAGTAACATTGAAAGAATATGTTGATGATAATCCTGTGTGGGATGGAAATGCCGTAGAAGCAACGGAGGGTACGGACGACAGCGAAGGAAGTGAAACGGCATGAATATAGTATTAGCTGACATTGATTTACAGGAAATTAATTTTGCCCCGGAATCAACGGTTGTTGAAGTCGTGCAGAACGTTAAAACGATTCTTACAACACCGATTAGCTCCGTGCCGCTGGATAGAGAATTTGGCATTGACGCAAGCATTGTCGATGGTCCGGAACCGGTGGCCATGGCACGCCTGAGCGCTGAAATTATAGCAAAGGTACATAAATATGAACCGCGGGCCAAAGTCACCAAGGTGAGCTACGACGGCAATGCTGCAGACGGTACTATTGAAACTAAAGTAAAAATAAAGATAGAGGAGAGTGAGACGGCATGAAGTTAAGTGACCTTCCGGAAGTCACATTCGTTGATGCGGATACAGAGACAGTACAAAATAACATCGTAACGATTGCCGAAGGTATATTAGGCCGGACATTGGCCAGGGCTGACCCGCTGAGGCTGTTTTTGAATAGTCTGGCATTAATTATCGTACAACAGCGTAAAGCGATAGACACCGGGCTTAAGCAAAATCTATTAGCGTATACGAGTGGTAATTATATGGATCATCTCGGTAACTTCGTGACTTGCGAACGGATTACCGCCACGGCGGCAACAACAACGGTACAGGTAACGCTGTCGGCAGCGCAAACATCAGCTGTTATCGTACCGAAAGGTACAAGAATTACAGCGGAAGACGGCACAACATTTGCAGTGTCTGCGGATATTACTGTGCTGGCCGGGGAAACAACAGCAACAGGAAAAGCCTCGTGCACAACAACGGGAGATGCCGGAAATGGATACGAAGCAGGAAAAGTAAACATTATTATTGATAAGATACCGTATGTTTCGGCAATTAGCAATACAACCACGACGGAAGGAGGCGCTGATACTGAAGCTGATGAAGATTACAGAACAAGGATTCAAGAAGCCCCGGAAAAATTTTCAACGGCTGGTCCGGATGGGGCGTATAAATATTGGGCTAAACAGGCATCATCTCTGGTATCTGATGTCGAAGTAACATCTCCAGATCCTGGCGTTGTACTTGTCACTGTACTACTAGAAAACGGCGAGCTGCCGGGCGAAGAAATGTTAGAAACCGTAGCCAACACTGTTAATAGTAAATCGGTACGGCCATTAACTGATAAAGTAAAAACGGCAGCACCGACAGTGGTCAATTACGATATTGATTTAAAATATTACATTGATAGTGAAGATGCCACCATCCAAGCCAGCATCAAGAATAATGTAGAAGCAGCTATTAGTGACTGGATAATATGGCAAAAGAGCAAATTAGGCAGGGACATCAATGTAACAGAGCTCACGTACAGAATCCGGGCAAGCGGCGCGAAATGGGTGGAAGTAACGTCTCCGGTCAATACGGTAATAGACGCGACTTCCGTGGCCATTGCCAATAATATAAATATAAATTATGGGGGGCTGCAGGATGAGTAAGACATTAGATGAAATACGTATGCTTGATATTCTGCCGCCGAACCTGTTAAATGATGAAAAAATTGTAGCTGCAGCTGAGGCATTGGATAGCGAATTGAAAAAAATTCATTCCATGCTAAAGCTGTGCTTCATTATCGATAATTTGGAAAACTTTTCAGAAGATGTTCTTGACCTGCTTGCCTGGCAATGGCATGTAGACAACTATGGCAGTAGAGATATTGATAAAGCAACAAAATGTACGCTGATTCGTAATAGCGTACGATGGCATCAAAAGAAGGGGACGAAGTTAGGCGTAGAAGAAAGCATCTCTACGCTGTTCCAAGAAGCAAAGGTTACGGAATGGTTTGAATACGGCGGTGAACCGTATCATTTTAAGATTGAAATTAGTGATACGAGTCAAATTACAACCGAATTGCTGGACAATTTGATGAGGGCCGTGAAAGAGATGAAAAACACTCGTTCATGGTTAGAAAATATTAATTTAAAGCGAACCATATCTGATGAAATGTATGTTAAAGGTGGCCAATCTATACATAAAAGTACTCTTATTGGCACATCAGAGGCAGATATTCCTGATATGACGAATGTAATTTACGTTGGTGGCGGCCAACATATTCATAAGGAGGTATATATCCATGAGTAACTGGATCGGAAGAGTAGTAACAAACGCAGGTAAAAAACTTGATGCAAAAGTAAAAGCAGGACAATGCAAATTCAATTTCACAAAATTTAAAATTGGGAGCGGGACAGTGCCAGCAGGTACATCTTTATCAAGTTTGACGGATTTAATTCATACAGAAAAAGAAATTGGCATTTCGGAAATCGAATACAACGATGATGAAGGCACTTGCATTGTTCATGGCACATTGCTGTATTCTGACGTAGAAAATGAATTTCTTGCCAGGGAACTCGGCTTATACGCAGAAGATCCAGATGATGGAGAAATACTTTATCAGGTTACGACAGATGATGTTCCGGATATGATTAAACCGCAATCTCAAACAACGGCAACTGTAGTGTCTCAAGAATTTGCAATGATCGTCACAGAATCGAGTAGCAGCACTACGAGCGTAACGATTGATCCTAACGGACTTGTCACAACAAAACAATTGGCCCGGCACAATACTGCAGAAGATGCTCACGAAAATCTTGTAATGGTAACGGAAACAGCGGATAAGCCAACAAGCATGTCTACGCGTGGAATTTGGGCCGAAGTCGTTTCTGGCGCCAAAGCAATTTTGCATCGTTGGAACAAAACAAGCAAGGATTACGATACACTTCATCCTGAAACAGAAGTAGACCAAATCACAGACTTTGGGCCAGGGATTATCAATCAATTAGCATCAAGTGCTTTAAAGGATACAATCACGGAAATATCATCTGATAGCTTGTTATCCAAGATGGTAGGGCTGGTACTACAAGCATCGGGGGTTAAATATCTAACGGGACAGAACGGGTACTTGTTCTTTGGGAATTTTATGGGGGATATAGGTATACAGTGGGGAACTAGTGGAAAAGACCCTGGAATGGGAAGTGCTACTTTTTACTACCCCGTCACTTGTAATCCTTGTATAGCTTTTGCTGGAACAACAAGCTTAGGTACAAAAGGAGCCGCTGATGCTGTAGTTAGAACCATCAGTAAGCAATCGTGTACAATCGATAGCACTCCAGTGGAATATTTAGACACATACAGAGTTGTTGTCATTGGCAGAGGTTAAACAGTACCAATTAACAACCATGTCACCCATGCGCCAGCTGAACCAAACCCGTATATTATATAATCGCCGTTTAACGGCTCGATAGATGTTAAATCTTTAGCGCTACCATTAGCAAGTGATTGCGCTCTAAACAATTCATTTTTCATTGTAATTGGGACATAAAAAGTGGTTCCAGTTTTATATGCAATAACCCTTCCCCACTGTTTAATGCCCAATAAAAATCACTCTTGCCGCTGTTCCAGATTCCCCATAAATGGTGAACGTACTGGTACTTTTTGGTGCAATTCCGAAGCTTTTTATCCCCTCTCCTGTATCCGTCGTAGCTGCAGAAAATATTTCTGTACTGAAAGAAATAGGAAAGCTTTGTGTTCCCATAGTATATACTCCCCACTGTCTATATAGCCAGCAGTATCCATGTGACCGTGCTTTTCCCTGTGCCGGTATATCCTTGTTGCGTTTCGTAATCCGGGGTAATCATAATTGTATCTTTTGTACACTCCGTCCAGTACGGGCAAGCTACATAACCCGGGAAGTCACCACTCCTCATTGTTATTACAGCAGCCATAGCATACGAGATGTGTACTGGCAGAGCGAAGCTCTGAGTCATTCCATTTAAAGCTACTAGCTGACTTCCCCACTGTTTCATTAAAAGAAAGGATGTGATTCCAATGCTTTTAGTCTACTAATTATCAATTAAATTACAGAAAATGAGAAACGCTGAATTATGCTGATTATGGCTGTTTTGGGGGGTCTAAATGTTTTCAAAAAGGTGAATTTTATGAAATTTTAAAATAGCAGATTATGATCAGAGAAAAACGCCACAGGACGCTTTTAGTATGCATCCTCGGCGTTTTTGTTTTGAGCAGATCATGAGCAATTTATTGTAAGAGTTCGATACATTTTCTGAGTTGTCGGATTGATTTATGGGTGTAGACGCGGTCAGTAATGTCTCCGTTGGCATGGCCAAGAATTTTTCTTTTAGCATTTTCATTAGCATTGGCGTTATCAAGCAATGTAGCAAATGTATGCCGGGTGTCGTGTGGAGTATGGCGCTGGCCATTGATACGGTTCATGACTTTATTCCAGATGGCTGAACGATACCGAGAATAATCATAAGGTTTGCCAGATTGATCACTGATGAGATATGTTCCTGGACCGTGAAGTCTTACTTCAACGATAGGAAGAATTCGCGAGTGAATAGGTACAACGCGGATGCCGGCGGCTGTTTTAGACTTCGTTATCCGAAGATAACGTTGCCGTAAATTAATATTTTTCTTTTCCAGTTCCAACAGTTCACTTACACGTAATCCAGAATAGAGAAGAATGAGGATAGTATCACAGCCAGGAAAATCAGCAATATTCCAAAGTCTATTGATTTTTTGACGTGAAAAAATGTGGTGCGGATATACTGGCCGATTCTTGCCAATTGATAGCAACTCGGCATAGTTCGTGCTGCAGATATTTGATTTTTGAGCGTATTTAAACAGTAGACTTAATAAATTCTTGACTTTTTTGCAACTAGAATACGAGAGGTTTTGGCGATGGCGCATATTATCAATGACAGCCTGAAGCTCTAAGAATTGTAAGTCGGCGAATGGTCGGGTATATAATGCGGCACAATGTTTGAAAGAATTTTGGTAACTGACTTTGGTACTCTCAGACAGTTCGGCTTCTTCAGCTAAATGGAAGGGATACCATCTGTAATATAATTCTGAAAATGTGATGCTTTTTCTGCGAGAAGGAAGGTGATTGGGATGATGTTCTTCATAATACCGAGCTTGAAATATTTTTGCTTCGTATGCACTTTCAAAAGCAGCAATGTAATGCTGCTTCCCTTCTACCGTAGCTATAAAAGCATACGGCCTCCTCCGTGAACCGGACATAAGACGAATACAACCATATCCGTTAGGATTTTTCATAATATCACTCCTCATTTATTGTTAATAATATTGTATTATAGGAGGAAAACTATGTTTCATACCAATGTTGATTTTTATGGGGTCGGATTTGATGATAAAGGATTCCGTGTCATAGCTCGTATTTGCGATTTTAATCCAGAAAAATCTCGAAATAAAGAAAAAGTAGAAGCACTATTATCAGAAATTGAACAGACAGAAAATGTAGCTGTTGCAGAGATTGTAGATGCTGATACATACAATAAGTATCTCAATAGCGGATGTATCAGAGATGCCAAAACCGGACAGCCTGTCACATACGTTCCGCCGGAGCCAACTGCTGAAGAAATAGCTACAAACAAGCAAGCGGCGCTTGATGCGGAATATACGTCAGCACAACAAGCTCTGGGACAGTCATTGCTAGTTGCAAACCTCAACGGCGATACAGATACCGCCGAAAGTATCCAAAGCGAATTTGCGGATCTGACTGCATACTACAAGGAACAGAGTGGTGCTATCGCAGCCGAACTTGTGGCGGCAACAGAAGGGAGCGATAAATAATGGCTTTTAAATTAAACAGCACTTTACAACTTTTACGCTGCCTCGGAAGTTGATGAAGCTAGTTTACACAAGGCCTGAACTAAGTCCGT